AGCCTGAATGCTGCCCAGCCAGTTTCAGTTGCGGAAGTGGTTGCGTCTGTACAACTGCCAAACAGCGTGACTTCATTGCCAGCCGCGGAGGAAATCGTAACGCTCCTACCGATCTCTAAACACCTAGCCCGCCCATAACACTAACCATATTACTCTCATAATATGCTATAAGCATATACTGATAGTTACTCTTTTCTGCGAACTTTGCGTGTATGTATGTAGCGACGACGTCCGGCGGCACGATTAGCGGCCGATTCGCGTTCTAAATCATATTCAACTATGCGAAGTTTGGTTATGATTTCTCTTATACGAGAGCGTACGATTTCGTACTCTGCCTCGGAATAGTATATAGTTTTAACATCTTCAATATCCATCGGAATACTATTTAAGATGTTAAGAGCCATCTATAGGTTCAATTAATTAAGAAACGCTTAAATTCCCTTACTTGTGAAAGCAGCGTCAAGAGAGGCACCGACAAGGGGGCTGTTTATCTGTGTGAAAGCATCGGAGATTGGTGTACCGGCGGTGAGATTTCCTTCATCGGGAGCACCTCCTTGTGGCATCAAAGAGCGGTTTAATGTTCGGAGTGTGACCGATTTTGCTTCTTCTAAGGCCTGTGCGGGCTTGACGTAGTTGAATTCCGATTTTTCACGGACAGGTTCGTTTGTTTCCTGCATTTCAACGTAGTTTTCAAAGAATTCCTTGGCGTTCAAATCTACAGTATGGATGCGGCTCATAAGTCCTTCACCCATACATTTACGGTAATGGATGTGAGGTTGTAATGCCTTGAAAGGAACACGATATGGTTGAGGTTTGCGAACCTTAAGTGTAGCCATACCGGATTGGTCGCCGACAGCGACACCGGCATTACGGAATGTTAAGTAGGCGTGTTGCCAGTCGTTGAGTTCGCTCAAATCTTTGTTAGCAGGTTCAGCAGCCCAATAGAGCACTTTTACACCGGGGCCGACCAAAACTTCAACCGAAATATCGGCATTCTCGGGGGTCTGTACGTTTAATACAGAGCAGGGAACAAATGCTTTACCGAGGAATGGTAAGTAACTATCACGATGAAAGCCGATTAAGAGTGCGGCGATACCGACGGCGGCGAAGATTGCGTTGGCTACAACAACGTTGCGACCGGTGATGTAGGTGATAAAGTCTTTTCCCATGAGGCTTTTGACTCCCCAGTTGAGACCGCCTACTACAAGTAAAACCATTGCGATCATATAGATTTTCGCATTCCAATAATGACTGGTTCTCATTCTCTGTTATTAGGCGGCTAAAATCAATTCGTAAATGGGTGTATTTGCGGGAATATCCTTTGCTGCGCAACGGAATTGGGCGAAGATAGGCTTTTCAACTTGTACTTTTGGTACTGCGTTATGTACTTCGGCCGCTAAAGCACGATACAGGTCAAAGTCAGGATAACGTTCTTCGCCGTTAGGTGTGCGTAGGACATTTTTGCCACTATCGTCGGTGAGCCAATCCCATAGTAAATTGTATACTGGACTGACGGTTTCTGTATAATGTTTATTACCTTCGCGACTCATTATACGAGTAGGTGCGACGGCGGCGGGGCGGTCTGGAAAGAGCGATTCTAATAGCGATACGGCGAGACGACATAAGTCAAAAGAGGTATTAGGTTCTACACGTTTTCCTTCAGCGGAATCGTAAAATGGTTCGCAGTTGTATTGAGAGGCGGCGTCGTTACCAGGAAAAAATGCGTCGGAGATGAAAAAGCCGACACCAGGAACTGTGAAAGAGGCACGACCGAAGTCAATGATTTTCATAAGACGTCCATATGTAGGAACTTTCATGTACCAGGACTCTTTGCCTTTGACGACACGATAATAAATATCGGTGTTATCAGTTCCGCTCCACATCACATTGTTAGTATGTAGATCGTTATGAACGAATCCGAAATAGTGTTGTGCTGCGCATAAACCGGCGATTACTTGGAATAACCAGGCGGCCCATCGTGCGTCTTTAGTTTCTAACATTTTGGTGTCCTCTTCGTCTTCGTCGTCAAGAAGTTCATCCATTGTACCTTGAGCTCGTTCAAGTAGCGAGACTTGGACTGGGAAATTTGAAAATTCTACAAATTCTTCTGCTTCGTCGCTATAATCGCTTTCGTCGCTTCCCATCTCCATATCGGAATGCGAATCTTCGGAACCTGATAGGCGTTTTAGACGTAGACGTGGATTCTCAAGTTTAACAGGTAAATCGTTGCTGACTACCGGCTCCTCTTCACTTACCTTCGCTTCATCAACACCATCCATACCCTCCACAATTATACCATCCATTCCTTCAATACTAACAAAATCGTCTAATGCGAGTGATTCACCTTGTTGAGTGAAAAGCGATTCAATAGCACGTTTAGATTCTACTCGCTCTTCGGTTTCGGCGTATTTGAAGAGACCGAGTCGCTGATTGATTTTCCACCAGGGTTTACGACGAAGTGAATCGTACTCTTCGGAAATATTGTATAGATATTTTTCAACTCGGCCAGAGAATGTACCGTAGCATTGGCACCAGTGTGGCGAAAGTCCGCTTTCGGCCAATTTAGATGCGTATAATGCAAATAGCGCATCAACGTACGCTTCGTTGAGCGGATTATTTATTTTCATAAGGGTATTACGCCATAATTCGCTAGGAGCGGCGAGTGCACCGTCTTCAGGTAAAATGTAGTGTCCCTCCATCATGTTCAATGGGTCCAACAAATGAATACGTTTGATGAAGACTTCTCGCTTGCTGCCGTCTTTTAATACGATAGCGCCGATAAAACTATTATCAGCTTCTCGGTCTAATCCGGCTACCAATTCGCCGCTGATGCCGAGCCACCAATCGCCTTCCCCAAAATGAGTGGATTCCAAGTTAGGTACCAGTTTCTCTAGTATTGAGAAGTAGGGCTTTGACTTTTTAAATTCGGTCAAATTATCACTTATAACACTTGGCATAATTGTTGGAGATCCAGAAATTGATAGACTGCTTGGAAGTTCTAATACGGCTGGTTTAGCAATACGGGCATCGTTGAATTCACGAGTAGCGCCGCCATTGTTACGAGCACCGCCGCGAGCACCGCCGCGACCACCACCGCGACCACCGCCGCGACCGCCTCTAGCACCTCCTCTAGGCTTTCTGTTGACAGGCATTTCTAAAAATGATACCGGGTCAATTTATATCTCTTTTACGCATAGACGCGTTAAAAGAAAAATGGATGTTTGTAGATATTAACATAGAATGAGTGCTCCGGTACGCAATGGTATGTCTTTAACGTCAATGTTGCCAAACATGGGCGAACCAGCCTCAAATCGTCCCACAATGAATCTTCGCCTTTCAAAATTCAACATGAATATGGTTCCCGATGACGGTGTTGTTTTGTTTATTGGTCGCCGTGGTACTGGTAAATCTTGGCTAATCAAGGATTTGATGTGGTACAAACAGAAGTTTCCTATTGGAACTGTGTTTTCGGGCACAGAAAGTGCAAACGCTTTCTACTCGTCTATGGTTCCAAGTTTGTTTATTCACGAAGAGGTACGTCCACAGACGGTTGAAAATGTATTGAAGCGACAAGAACAGATAACAAAACAGATACGAAAGGAGACAGAAGTTCGTGGTTCATCTCAATTAGACCGAAAAGCATTCATTATTATGGACGATTGTTTGTACGATAATAAGTGGGTGAACGATAAATGGATTCGTTCTCTTTTTATGAACGGTCGTCATTACGGTTTGCTCTATATCTTAGCCATTCAGTACGTCATGGGTATTCCACCGGTCTTACGAGGACAAGTGGATTACGTATTCATTTTACGTGAAAATCAGGTGAGTGCCCGCCGTCGTATATACGAACAATTTGCCGGTATATTTCCAACTTTTGAACTCTTTTGTCAGATTATGGACCAATGTACTGAAGATTACGAATGCTTAGTTATTCATAACGGTGCCCATACAAATAAGATTGAAGATTGCGTCTTTTGGTACAAAGCTTCGCCACATCCTGATTTTAAAATTGGGTCACGGGATCACTGGTTGCGTTCAGCGGAATATGAGCGTCAGAAGGAGTTGGCTGAACAGGCTGGGGAGACTGGTGCAACAATGTTGACAACTGGGGCCGCAACAAAGGGTCCTCTGCTTCAGGTGCGTAAGTATTAGTTCTATATAATCGTTGCCATTGACGAAAAAAGTCTAAGTCACGACGAGTCCATCGGCGCCCTGTAGAGCGAGGATTATATGGGTTTTTCCATAGATAACCTGAATGTTCCGCATCTGGATGTAAACGAGCCAGTTCTCTTAGAGCATCCTCAATTTCACGTCTACGCATTTGTATTCTCATCGTAAAAAGGACTTTAGACCATTATTAGAGTGTTTGATACTGTGTAGCGATGTAAACCGCATTTTTATAGCCTAGGGCATGTAACTTTTCTGTTGCCATACGTGCCCGTTGACCTGTATTACAGTAAGCTAGTATACGTATATTTTTGTTAGGATACTTATTAGGCATTATTTTATCAAGATCGGCGCTTTGAATATGAACGGAGCCAGGATAAAAACCGAGTGTATCT